TTGATAACAACAGTTAGTGGATGGCCAGATGGATTAGATCCAAAAAATTGTACTAAAGTGCCAAAATGATCATAAGTAGGATTGCAAATCTCAGTTGCGAGTCCTTTCATAATCATAATATCACGATCATCATACTGACCTGATTCTTTGGCAAGACCGATCAAAATGTCGAATGCAGCGAGCATAAATCTCGGAGACATACGTCTATCAAACGATTTATAATCTCCAGCAATAACTCTGCTTTCCCCAAATCTATAAATATGTTTCATCATTTTAGTCCACTCGGGTGAGCAAGGATTAATTGCAACTGCACATTCAAATAATTCTTTATTAACCTGCATTAAAGCAGAAATTGACAAGAAATATTTACGTACAAGCATTGTGGCAGCCATATTGCAGCCAGCAAAAACTCGTACTTTATCTTTAGTCATTTTTGTGGGTTCGTCTTTCAAGGCTCCTTTAAAAACCATGTTAACACGATCCCCACGAGCAAGTATTTCCTCCATACGTTCCATCTCCTCTACAATGAGTGGATCAACGTCACGAGGACAGGAAATTCCTTCAACATATCGGTCCGATAGAGCTGTATATCTCTCTTTGGTTCCGACTAAAGGAAATCCTGCAGAAGTATTAAATGCCATAGCATTAATACCCTGAACACCATCAACGCCAGCAAGAATTGCATCTAGAGGTAAAACACCTAAAGCAGCATACATCTTGTCTGTCATGCGTTCTGAAATAGTTGTCTGATAATCCTGAATTGCTTTTAAAACAGAGTCTCCCCTGAATTTATAAGCTGTATTCACTTTATCGGCAATATCTACTTCAATATGTCGAGTTGAAGCCATATCTTTGGGTTTATCGTGTAAACGGGGAAGTTTCATAACTTTTGTAACAATCTCCGAAATATCACTAATAATAACCTTGGATTTAGCTTTGGCTCTTGGAAAGGAATGAGCTCCAAAAATCCTACACTTAGAATAAGTGGGTAAATAACTAAGAAATTTTTCATGTGGAGGTGTAATTTTAACATTAACGTCCGCAATCTTCTCAGG